TTAGGTGAATATCCCAACCTGAATCCTGTGAATTGAAATAGTTGTCCCATTGGTTAATGAATTCTTCATTCCCGACAATATCAACCATGTCTCCATTGAAGTGGATGACTCCATTGGTTTCGTTGTTGTCCGCGCCAAGTTGACCTTGATCAATTATATATTCGGAAGATTTGGTATGCTTTACTTCGGGAGGCTTTATGATCTCGCCTTTTCCAAAATCCTTCCGAATCTTCTTGATGTCAGCGTCCGTGGCGTTCTCTTTCTCGGTGTAGCTCATTCCGTTGTTAGCAGCAGAAGGAAGCCGAAACCACTTTTCACGATACCAATCTGGTCGCACGGCATCGTCTGGCTCCCAAACGCCAAATAGCTCTACTGAGCCATCATCATGAAGGATGGCTGCTCCGTAGGCTTTCTCCGAATCTTCTATGTATGTCTTCACGACTGTAGTCTACCTCACGCGAGAGGGCTTGTCAAGGGCTTCTATTAATCCTCGCCTGTTCTCAATTAGCCTCTTTCTTCGTGCCACAAACATCTTCTTCATGGCATCAAAGTGAGCCAATTCCATGTCAGTCCACTCAATTCCCTTGCGACCCAAACGCACCGGATCAAAGAACTCATCAGCATCTATGTCCTTAATCTCATCAATTATCTCTTCAATATGCTGTTGCACCTCTTCGCGCTTGCGCTTGTTGATCAGTTCAGAACCCTTGTATCGGAGTAGGGAGCGGTAGATGTTGTTGTACATGCCACGGAAGGGGCGTCCTGCCTCATACATCTTCTTAAAGTCTCCAGTGTCGATCTTGCCCCAGGCATATTCGGCAGGAGTGAGGTCTCCGTATAGGTCAGCAATATTGGCAACCCCAGCAGGAGTCTTGCTAAGGAATGGTTCCCCATTCGGGAATTCAAGGGTTCCGTCCTTACGCCCAAACCCAAGTAGCCCATGGTCGATTGGGGCTATCCTCTTATCGAGTGGGTCTCCAACCAGGAGGACATTCTCAACGTGGCGATCTTGGTTGTTTCCAAGATAGTCCATAACCATGATGCGTGCAGCGTCTTGTGGGTTGAGTTCAATGCCAGAGAGATGGCCTCCACGAGCAAGATCAACTCCCTGCTCCTTCATAAGCTGGTTGACATCCTTCCAGCTTTCGCGACGGCTGTTCTCAGTTCGGTAGTCAGCAACGTGCGGAATCATGACCCAACGCCATCCACTATTGCCCTTGCGTGGACCAACTCTGACCGCTCCATTCTCGTCATCCTGGGGGAATCCAACAAGTCGAGCGAGGTCGGCACCAACCAACTCTCCAGCGCCATCACCAGGAGCAGAGTAAACATTTGCCTTGAGGTAATACTTCCTGTCAGTGTCCCTGTCGGTGACTTCAAGAGTTAACCAAGGGACTCCATTTCCTTGTCTAGAAACCTTGATTGCTTTGAAAGCGAAGCGATCATTGTGGAAAGCGAAACCCTTGCCAATATCGTTTTGATCGACAAGGTTCTCAAAATCTTTGACGTTTATGTTTCCGCCCCCATGAGTAAGCTTGAGATCGGAAGACCCAAGCATGGCATCGAACAGGGCATGGTCTGGGATTTCTGCAATGGCCCCACCATTTTTGATGTGGGCGACAGCGGCCCCCACGTCTGCGAAGTCTGGATTGATATCTACTTCGTTATCTGGAATGAGTCGATTACCAACCTTTTGAACCTCTGGGATTGCTGGTGGCGGAGCCTCAACTTCGGCCATCCGATCAATGACTCTTTGGGGGATGATCCTTCCAACGATTCGATTACGATCATTCTCCAGCCTTTCAACATTTCGAGTTATCTGCCCGTGCATATTGCGCACCTGCTCCAGTGTTTTTCTGGACGGGTTCTCAAGATCGGCGGTCATTGCTTCCACGAAATCGTTTTCAGAGATATCTTTGATGCGACCCATATTGGCAATGTATCCATCAATGGTGTCAACTAGCTGGCGCGCTTGCTTAACGGCTTCATCATCATCGAGTCTTTCTAGATGCCCTTTCGTCCCATCAAACAGATTGAGGTCCATTCCAAATTCACCAGAAACGTAACGCTCAAAGTCCACCCCGTCTCTTCGGCGGAATCCTCCAAAGTCAATTGGAACAGTGATCACCTTATTGCCCACTTTGAAGTTGTAAGCGTTACCGCTGTGCCTGTCGGAAACGTTGCCAACAAAGTTGTGAAGTGCGTTGATAAAGCGACCGTCGAGACCGGCATCTGGCACATCTTCGTAAAGGCGGAGATCAAATGGTCTGCGTCCTTCGTCAACCTCTCCCGTAATGTCTCCAAAGTTTCCACCAAATGGAATTACAGCGAAGCGAGCACCCGCACCTCCACGACGGCCCTTTCTGCGGTTGTTTCCAGTGCTGACCCCATCCATGCCAAAGACAGGTCCCTTAAGACCGGCAAGTTCGTAAAGCCCGAACATGACCTTCTCGTCAGCATTACCCCCATCGTCCTGAGCTTTGAAAACAAATCCCTTATGAGTTGGATTTCCTTTGTCATCTCGAAGCTTGAAGATAACTGTCTCTCCAATGGCTCCATTACCAGGAACAATTTTCTGATATCTCTTGCGACTAACCTCATCTGTAGATGAGTTCCCATCAACAGCGACATACCACAGATCGTTGGGAACCTCAGCCAAGTCCCCTCCATTCTTAACGTGATCAATGGCATCCTGTTCTGTCTTGATATTGGGGTTAGAGATACGCTCGGCTCGTGGTAGTCCGTTATCGAGGACCTGACCCATTCCTCCGATGTTGTCGGGAGTGTTGTCATTTCCGTTATAGAGGACAGCTTCTCCAGGCGTGTCAACTAGGCGGCGAACCTTGGCTCCTTCAGCTTCGTAATCCTTGACTGCGGCGGGCTTTCCTCCCCGTCCCCGAAGTTCATAAGCATCACGATGACGCTGTTCTCTTCGATCCATGGAGTCAAGGATTCGCTGAATCGTACCTCTCTTGTGTGCTGCCTGCTGGGCAATTGCCCGTTGCTTTGCGATTTCGACTGGATCAGCACCGTCTTGTTTCTCAAGTTCGCTGACCTTCTTTAAGGCCTTCTCTCTGTCTCTTTCCGCTCTACGCACATCGGAAGTCATTTGTTGCTTGCGGCGGTCCCATTCTGAGCGGTGACGCCTGTTGAAGTCTCCACGTCTTAAGTGCTCGGTCAGAGCATCAACTCTCCTCCTCTCCTCTCCATAGATTTGATCAATAGCCCTGATCTCTCGAAGATTTTGAGCATCAGCATCATTGAGTCCCCTTAGGGTGCGATTGATGTCAGCATCTCTGTCTACGATCCCGGCCCACCGATCATTGCTGAGACGACCGACCGCATCAAGAATCTCATCTGTATTTACATCCTCGCCGTCCCCAAGGAAGGGATCGAAGAACGGACGAAGCTCTCCCCAATCATCTCGGTTGTCGCGATAAAGCCGAAGAGCATCCTCACCAATGTCATCCCTTCCCTCCAGTCGATCAACAAACCGACGAATGTCATTGAAAGTGAAGTCGTTTCGACCAAGCCTCTCGGCCCACCAGCTATCTAGGTCCTGATAGGCCCCACGGGCAGCCTCAACCACACGTCCCTTCTGGCGATCATTCCAAGCATCAATGATCTGAGCGACTGATCCCCTAGCTTCTCGACGTACGGGATTACGAATGCGTCCACCAAGGCTGTGCGGAATGTTCTCCTCAGCATCTGGGTCGATCCTTGCGGCAAGGTCTTCTAGGCGCTGACGACGACCGATTTGACGCTCGCGGCGTGCAATGCCTCGACGTTCTCTTTGCGCCCTACGCTGTTGAACCTGTGCGTTGGCATCGGCCTCACGAGCAAGTCCACGAATTCGTCCCGCTCTGCTGTCGGGCAGGTTCCCATCAGTTCGGTCAGGCAAGTCAGCAACATCTCGATCCTCTCTGTCTCGATTCTCAACATCGACCTGATCGGCGAATCGGTTAAGTCCACGATTGATGGCTTGCCCCCACTCTGCCAAAACTCCTCTCCGTTCTGGAGTTAGTTCATCGGGATTGATTCCAGTCCTAGTCTCAAGGTCCTCCACCTGAGTATCGGTCTCTTCAACGTCTACCCCTTCAGCCAATCGTGCCAAAGCTCGTCCGAAAGCGTTGAGATTACGAGCATACTCGACCTCATCTGGGCTAAGGTCTTCCCCTTCTGCTCTGCGCTCCCTCTGCGCCCCTTCAGGTACGTTTTCACGACGGCGCACAATACGTGGACGACGATTGGCTAAGTCCCCCACCCGACCCCCAGGAACATTGGGGCTTCCCCCTCGATCTCGACCAGGCTTAGTATCAACCCCGGTTCGTGGGTTACTTACGTCAATGACGTTAGCGACGGCTCCAGCGGCCCGTCCAACTCCTCGCAGAGCACGTCGAATGATATTACCCCCACACCCTGCTCCTACTCTATTGGTAATACGACCCCCATAACGTGTACCTGGAGCACAGCGATATCGGCTTAGGTTTGGGTCCCAGACGGCATTCTTTCTCTTTTGGGCGTATCCGGTTTCAACCTCTTCTCTCGAATCAACAAAGGATGCTGCTTTGTAGTCAAGAGAGTTAAAGTAATCCTCTTCGCTAGTGCGCGACAGAACCCCAACGGTGTACTCAAGGGGTCCCTTTGGGACATTCGCCTTAGTCTTAGCCCTTATCTCGTTGCGGGCATTTCGGTACTGGGTTACAGACATCTAGAGACAAGCCTAGTGGACCGATATCTTGTTCAAACCCTGAAACTCAATAACCTTCTTGTCGAATCGAGCGAAAGCATTATCAGCTTTCTCCTTAGTTGGTCCCCCGACTTCTTCGACCACAGAAAAGATTGGGCTGTCCTTTAGTCGTTTTGGAGCATTCTTGGCAAGGAATAGCTGGTAAACCCAGCGCGGAACGACCCTCACTACACCCTTTTCGCTGCGGACTCGAAGCTTCTGGTTTGGTTCGGAAACGCCCTTGACCTTGGCTTCAACCTTTAGGCCAGGGGTGTCTTCTACTGCCGCGATGACTCGGCCTAGTGGGTAATTGACTTCAGGGAGACTAAACGATGCGGCCTTCTTCCTTAGGTTGGCAGCATCTTTGCGAGTGAGCTTCTTTGAAGAAGTAATTGTTACCTGAGCATCAGGAAGAGAGAATCCAACGACTCTTGCACCTGTACCAAACATGAGCAGTTCGTTCATCCCTGTTGTGCTCGATGGGTTTCTGATCTTGGTGAGGTAGGCTGCTCCATCGAAGTCATCTCCATCTTGCTTTATTAGCTTGTTAAGCCCTACGAGTGGAGTGACAGTGCTGCCATCACGGCGAACGAGACGACTCACTTGCCCCTTTCCGTCAAATCGAGCCATAGCCCCAAGAACCTTAGAGACTTGGCCATCTCGCTTTTTACTATTGTTACGACCAACAACTGGAGGAATTCCTCCTCTTAGTTTGTTGATTCTGGTTTCATTAATTCGGGAAAGCTGGAGTCTCGTACTTGGCTTAGCGGTGTTGCTATCTTCGGAAATAGCACGACGAGCATCAGCAACACCAGCCCTTGCTGCACGACGGATTTCGCTCGTTACGGGCGAATTCGGAACAGCAAGAACCTGATCTCCACAAGTACCAAAAGATCGGTTCGTGAAGGTCCCTCCCCGCTCAAATCCTGGTGGACAACGGAATGGGTTGCGGGCAGCACCACCAATGCGGCGTCCAATCCCTCCCGCCCCACGGCCACCGATACTTGGCCTGTCGGCGAAAAGGAGATTGTACCCAATACGACGTGGTGAAACCCTAAAGAAGTCTGCCTCACCAGGGAGGGCGACAGAGATAGCCGTGCGCGCTGCACGATTTTTTGTCTGCATCCATCGAGAGGCTTTGTAATCAAGCAGGCCTTTGGTCCCATTAAGGGGGCCATACATGGCACCGCCAATCTCTCTTTCAACCCTCTTCAGTTGAGCGACAGGGGGAATGTGACAAGTACTGAACTTCTCTCGGGGCGAGGCTGTTCCGTAAGCGCGTCCAACCTTCTGGAGAGACTTACCTGCTCGGTGAGCGCGGCTTCCTGGCCAGTGTCCGTGGACCTGATAAACGATCCAAGCGCACAAGCGGTGAGGGGGCTGGATAATTCCAGGCTCATCTCGGAGCTTGCGAACACAGCGACGGAAACACCCAGGACGACGACATTGACGACGCCAGTATCTAAGAAGGCGAGGAAGATTGCCCTGGCCACGCCCGCGGGTAATTCGAGTGGCGCGGTCGTAGACTGGACTTGGTCCAACTGCCTTGATTTCAGGAATGCTCACGTGGTAATCCTACCAGCGAGCGACTTAGCTATCGCCTAGCTCGTCAAGCTCTAGCTGGATTTCTTCGAACTCGGCCAGGCTCTTGTAGAAGTTCTCTTCATCAGCAGCCTTTTCACCCTTCCAGTCATCGGGTAGGAGGCTTTCCTTCCCCATTTGAGTGGCTCGCTTGATGATGTGCTCCTTAGCAAGCTTCTTGTTCCCGGCTCGACCATAAGCCTGAATTGCGTTCTTAAGGTCTTCAACCGTGGAGATGGGGAAGCTGCCGTCAGGCAGGGCATGTCCCTGCTTAGCTAGCTCTTCCCTGCGTTCTCGGCTAAACTCTCTCTTGAAGTGAAGCTCAGCTTCGAGAGTCTTGACTTCCTCAATCTCCTCTTCGGATAGGTCGTCGGCAAACTCCTCCATGGAGAACTCATCGTATCCAAGAAGGCTTCCGTCTAGACCAACGTAGGCGTCATAGCTCTTGCCGTCCACACCCTCGACCTGAACAACCCATGCGTCGTAGCCCTCAAAAATAGAGGCCTCAACACCAACGGCAACTCCGTCAATGGACTTGGTTGCAATCTCTTCAGCGTCTTCGATACCGATGGTCTTCTGTCCAGCAAGTGCGTCCTTGCCTTCTAGGTTGGCCTCGTCCACAAGGTCCTGGTTGAGGAGAATCCACCCAGCAGCCTTGCCCTCGCCAGAATAGAAAGCTTCGATGGTGCGACCATCTTCGGTCTTTAGGTCAACGACAAAGATGTCTTCATTGGGAGCGTATCCAGAATCAAGGATTTCGCCCTTGAAGGAATCCATAGCTTCTGCTTCGATATCAAGTAGGCCAGGTAGACCCTTCTCTGCGGCACATCCCCCTCGACAGAAAGCACAAGGCTCGTCATTGGGAAGCATCTTCCGCTCAACAGCACAGAACGTAGCGTTGTCTGCGATGTTCTCGATATCCTCTTCCTTGTATCCCATGGCCATAAGACGCATAGCGCGACGACGCTTGCGCATCATCATTTCCTCTTCGTCTTCCTCAGGCTCCTCAGCCTCAGCCTCTACTGGGTTCTGCTCCTTCTCGTCATCGTCATCGTCCATAATGCGACCAACAAGAACAACTCGACCACCCTTGATCTCAGACTCGGGAGACTCGGACTTCTCTTCTTCTTCGTCCTCTTCCCCTTCGGCTGGAGCCTCTCCTTCGGCTGGAGCCTCCCCTTCGGTTGGAGCCTCTCCTTCGACTGGAGCTTCCCCACCATCCTCTTCATCCTCTTCATCCTCTTCGTCCTCACCCTCTACGTAGTCAGCCTTTTCCTCGACCTCAGCCTCTTCGACTTTCTCTTCAGTCTCGTCTTCTTCTGACTTCTCGGGAATCTCGACTTCGGCTGCGGCCTCCTCGGCTTCGGCAACTACTTCTTCAGTAGCCTCAACGGGGTCGGCCTCAGCGGCGGGATCATCCCCTTCTACGGGGTCTGGGACATCGACTCCAACTCCCTCTCGTGGGTCTCCGACCTCATCGAGAGCGTCTGACTTCTCTTCGACCTCAGCCTCTTCGGCCTTTTCTTCCTGAGACGCGAAAGAAGCCTCTAGCTCCTCAAGCTCGGCGATTGCGTTGTTGAAATTTTCCTGATTTTGTGGCATGGGATTTCCTTATACTAGTCCTCGTCCTCGTTAAGGGCGGTAGGTTCCGTGAAGAGTTTCTTTACAGGGATTGAATCGGTTGGGGTGTAACCAGCGATGTTAAGTACATTTGGCTTAACTTCAAAACTGACATTTTCCATAGACTCGGCAAGAGCAGTAATTGCGTCCTTGGCATCAACTCCTGCTGGAAGGTAGAACTTCACTTCTCCCCCCTCCTCGCTGTGAGGAAGCTGTACCAGGAACCCCTTACAACAAACAAGATCGTTTGCGGCGGTGAGGACCTCAGTCACTTGCTTGCGATCCGTAACGCTGAACCCAAGAGTTACTCCACGGACAGCTTCCGTGTCTCCGTAAATCAGAACCTCATTCTCCCCAAACTCTTGAGCAGACTTCTTCTCGTAGTCTTCCACGTAGGCGGTCTTTTCCATCATCTCTGGGTCAGACTCAGCCATAATAGATTGGAGGATGTCAATAACTTGGCGAAGCTTAGCCATGTTTCGATTAGCAACAACGCGGCCAGCCTTGCCCTCAAGGAAGTCATATTCGCCAACGTCATTGTCCATGACATAGCTCCACGTTACGTCTGATGTGGTTCCGTTACTACCAGAAACAGTTATAGCATTTCCATTCAATTCATCACCCTTTACTGAAATTGTTCCAGTGAGGTGATTGGCTCCATGAAGAACTGGCGACACCTCATAAAGCTCTACTTCGTGAAGGAGGTTTGCTTTTCTATGAGGGTCGAACGTGGAACGAAGTGTCTTGTATCCGATACTCCACTGTTGATCCTCCCCAAAGAACTCAACATCGTTGAATGCCTCCTGTCCCCTCTTTGATTTGAGGTTGAACTGAATCTTGGCATACAGACCTCCAACCCCAGCGCGTCGCATCTTCTCTGGAAGACGAGTATCGCCAGGTGGAACCTCATAAATCTCTAGCACCTTGCCTATGGGGGAATTCCAGTCGTGTCCCCAAACGGCACGAGGCTGTCGGCGCTTCAGGGAACCATTAAAGGCCCCAGGCTGGATGATGTCGTTAACTGAATCCTTGTTGCCAATAGCGGCAACAAAGGCCTCAACAATTCCCTCCTTACGGTCAATGCTGATGATCCCACCCCTGGCAGCCTTGATGCTTTGATCGCTACCAAATGGGGGATTCCCTAGAGGGTCATAGACGACACGTGACAAATCGCTCATTAGAGTCAGGATACATGATAGGCCGAGTGTCCCATGAAGGGTTTTCAGTATATTGCCAAAAAACTTCTGGCTAATATACTTAAATTACTCGTCCGTAGAGTAACCCAAGGTGCAGCGGCAATTAATCGTTAGGTGTGGGGGAGCTAATGGGTCCTTTGGGAAGCGCAAAGTAAATCCCTGGACTTTAAACCCATCTCCAATTGGAACTTGCTTTCCGTGAAGCTTGAGATGAGCCTCCCTCACCTTATCATCACCCCTGGTGAGCCAAATCTTTTGAGTCTTGCCAGCCTTCCTGCTACCAAAATAGATACCAGCATTATAGGAAGTTAACGCTTCTTCCTCTACCATCTGGTCTCTTCGGCCCTTCTTGCTCTTGACGTAAATAGCAGCGATAATACTGGCAAGGATTGCCGTCTTAAGGAGTGGATTCCCGTCATCATCGTCACCGTCTTCTCCACGTGAAGCAACAGCAATCCCTTCTTTAATTTCCTTCTCAATAGTGTCGTTGACCTTTTGAGCTTGCTCCACTTGGGCGTTTACGTATTCTTGGATGTCTTCTTCCTTGATGTCAGAATCAGGGGCAACCTGATTCATTGCATCTAGGACAATTCCCTGGATAACGGGCTTGAGATCGTCTCGAAGTTGGTCGTTCCAGGTCTTCTTATTGAAGATCGTCTCAGAGTCAAGTTCACCCTTCTTGAGGGCGGTTCTTGCCTTCTTCCCCTCACTCTTCTCTGTAACCACTCGTTGCTGGCGTTCGAAAAAGCGATCTAGTGTGGAGCCAAGAATTTCTTCCCATCGCTGCGTGTCTTGTTCGACCTTGGTGAGGTAATCCTCTCCAAGCCCTTTTGTCTGTAGATCGGTAACACTAAGCGAAGCGGCAGCAAAGTCTTCATCATCTTGATTTGGAATATCGGGACGGTCGGCCAGTTGCTGAGCACCAGAACCATCGGTGGGGACATCGTCAGGGAATTCAAGAACGGGGGTCTGTCCAGTCTGAACGTCAAGCGGAGCGTTAGATAGGTCAGGTCCTCCTTGGCCTTGCTGCTGCTGCTGCTGAGGACCCTGCCAGTTGTCAATCTCTGTATTCCCAATGGCCGTGAGGTTCGGGCTAACCATAAGTGCATCGGCAAGTTCAGATACGACTTTCTTCCTTCCAGTCTTCTCGCGGTATTCGTTGGGGGTGATGGTGCCCTGCTCCCACTCGCGAAGATGATAAGCATTGCGTTCTTGTTCGGCCAGAATAAGAATGGGAACCTTTGAGGTATCAAATCCGACATAGTATTTCTCGTCAAGCTCATCCAAGCCACGAGCAATCATTTCAAGATGAGGCTCCATGGTTTCCATCCAGAAGACTCGACCCTCCTCGGCTGCGTTTGAAAAAGTTCTCCCCGAAGCGTTACCAATTACAGATTCAGGAACTCCGAATGCAGCGAGAATCTCCTCTTTGGTGATCCCTCGCATCTCAATATAGGCAGCATCTCGGGGGCTTGAACCAAGGTCAATATAGGTCCCCCCTCCTTCCGCAGCGATAACAGAGAATCCTCCAGCCTTTCCAGGGCCTCCTGTATGTCTGGATTGAAGCTCGCGACGGTCGTCCTCATTGATCTCTCCATTAAGGATAACCATAGCGCCACCACGGCCATCATTCAGCAGGAAGTTGCGGTTATAGATGCGCGCAAGGTTCTCAACCTCTACGGCAATGCCAGCAGCTTCGAGCGGGGTTAGGCTTAGATATGGATCAAGTGGGTGTGGGTGTCGAATCCAAATGACATCATTTGGGGACAGATACTTCTTGGTGCCATCGGGAAGTTCAACTTCGAAAGACTTGACGAAGGTGCGAGCGTCAGGTATTGGTGCCGTGATACCTGGGGGCAATAGATTTAATGATTGAACGTTCCCCCCTCGGTCGCGAATAACCTCAATGAAAACTCCCCTAGTGCTAAGCAGAAGTTGTGCTGAAAGGCGATGACGGAAGATGAATGAGTTTTCACCAATGTTGGCCTTTGAGTTGAGAACATCCAAAAGCTTCTTGTTTGTGGTAATGATCTCGCCCATTGGGTTGTTCTCCTCTCGAAGAACCATAGGCAAGCGGGCCTGGTTTCCAGCGATGGTCGTAACACACCGGAATACCCAGGTAATCTTGCGGAACCCCTCTTCTGTGGCTCGCTCGATATCCCAGTTGTCTTTGTAGGGCTTGCCAGCAGCACCAGGCCAATACGCTACGGGAGCGCCTGGAGAAATCTTCTTCTCTTCCTGCTGTCCTGCTAGGTCCTTTGTCTCTGTCCTGTTCCAGGCCATTTAGTTACTCTGCCCCAAGTAGGTAGGCGAAAACAATCAATGCCACCCCACCAACCAAAGAACCTAACCCGTCTATCTCAAAACTCTGACCTACTCGCTCAGCACCAAAAGACATCCAGGCAATTCCAGCCAGGAAGGTTGCATTGACTATCGTAGTGCGTGAAAGGAGTAGTTGAAGAAACCTATTTCTCACTGATTTCAGTATAGGGGCCTGTTACCATCTTGCAAAGATAGATGGTTGATTGGGAGCAATTTCATAAGGCATTACAGCCAAAAGAACCTCTTTACTGCCCAGAGGAGCCTTCGCTTACCCAAAAAGTCTTTCTGAAGTCAGAAGCACTTGAGGCCTTGTTTGGAGGCTCTGCTGGTGGGGGTAAGTCTTCCGCGCTCCTGATGGCTGGTCTTCAGTACGTAGATGTTCCTGGGTACACCGCTATTTTCTTCCGTCGAACTTATGCTGACCTCGCTCTGCCTGGGGCTTTGATGGATAGGTTCACAGAATGGATCGGCAACTATGACGAAATTCGTTGGAATGCTAATACCTTTACGGCCACATTTCCCTCTGGCGCTCGCGTTACCTTCGGGTACCTGAACAACGTCAATGACCGCCTCAGATACAAGTCCGCTGAATTCCAGTTCATTGGCATGGACGAGGTCACTGAAATCAGAGAAGAAGACTACCGATACCTCTTCTCCCGACTTCGTCGCCCCAAAACCGGCCCTGCATCAGAAGTCCCTCTACGTATGCGCGCTGCCTCCAACCCTGCCCCAAACTGGGTGCGGCAAAGATTCATTGTGGAAGGGGATGAAAAGGGTCGCGTGTTCGTTCGTTCGTCCCTGGAAGATAACCCAGGTATCGACCAAGCTGCTTACCGAAGGTCTCTTCAAGAGCTTGACGAGGTTGAGAAGAAGAGGCTCCTCCATGGTGATTGGTGGGCCACTTCAGCCGGTTCAATGTTCAATCGTGAGTCGTTTGTCATCATTGATTCTCAGGACATTCCCGATCTCGTCAATCCAGAGCTAGTCCGTTTTTGGGACTTCGCCGCTACGGAGCCTTCCTCAACTAACCGAGACCCTGACTACACGGTTGGTGTTCTCATGATGAAAGATCAAGGTCAGTTTTATGTTGTTGACGTAAAGAGAGTAAGGAAGGAGTCCCACGAAGTTGAAAAGCTGGTGGCCGAAACTGCGGAAGAAGATGGGCCACACGTAGCCATCCGAATGGAACAGGAGCCAGGCTCCTCAGGTAAGGCTATTGGAGACCACTATGCTCGCACCGTAGTTCCTGGGTACGACTTCGAATATGATCGTGCCACCGGAGACAAGGTATTACGCGCCAAGCCGCTTAAGAGTGTGGTCAATAATGGCAACCTCAAGCTTATCCGTGGTCCCTGGATAACCGACTTCCTTGACGAGTTCTCAGCCTTCCCTGAAGCCGCGGATCATGACGACCAGGTAGACGCCACGTCAGGAGCTTTTGGAGAGTTGACTGGACTAGGCAAGAAATTCAAGAACAAGATCAAGCTAGTCGTCTAGGCTGCACCATATTCGTAGACATTCGTCAATTGGTCGGGAGATATGGTCCCCTCGTAAAACCAGGCTCGTGCTCCCCCAAAGAAGCTCGCCGAATGATCGAAGGACTCCCTCACATCCTTTTCGTCAAGTTCAAATTCGAAAACATAAAATGAATCAAATTCTGTGGTCTTCGGGAGCTTGACCACCTCTCCATTGACTTCGACTTCTTCTACCCCTTCGTGGCGAGAAAGTAAGCGCCACCCCATCAGCTTGAGCACGTCTTCTGTAGAATCGCACATGTAGACAATCCCCTCCCATCCTGGCTTGATCCCGTCTCGAAGAATGGGGAGATACTTGTCTTGCCATGTGGCGTGGTAATACTTCTTCATGGGGGCCATTGTAGCTGGCCCCTTATTAATTGTCAAGCGTTTATTCGGACTTTTCGGACCTAATGCGAATGGTGTCGATGATCCTCTTGATCTGAGCA